CCCGTATTATCGCCCAGCATATCGACGACGCGACCACCTCCAATCAGCTGGTGAACCGCAAGGCGCTGGCCGCCTTCCACAACAATCTTTTGAGGTACCTCAAAATCCTGAAATGTCACGCCGCCGAGTGTGATGACAACTTGACCCATTGAAGTTATCCTGGAATTTGCAAACCTGCCCAAGTCGGACTGAGGTTTGGATCGAATCCGCCAATACCAGAAGGGGGCTGTCGAGCTTGCTCGGCAAAGAAGCGTTCGATCGCTCAGCGAAATGAAAACCGCGATGAGGACCGCGGCTTCGCCCTCGACCCCTTCGGCAATGTCTCTCTCTCACGCTGTATTGCCGCTCGCGCGCTCATTGCTCTACCTTCCGCGGAACTTAAAGGACCGCCGAAGGGTCCTGCCAGAGAAGACTGCGAAGACCGAGACGTCTCGTTCTTATACGGTATCTCATCTGCTTCTCTACCGTACGAATCGGTGCCAAGCTCGTCAAAGAATTCGCAGGACTTTTTGATCCTGTGATTTTGTCTTGCACTATCGGAATGAAACGTTTGCTCCTTGTATAACTTAGACCGCGCTGCGATGAACTTGAAGCGCCTACCGAAAAGAAGGGATTTCTGACTAACAATTTTCTGCCGAGACTCAGCTGCGCATTCGGCGTCCGAAAACGCTTCTTAAATTCTGGTTCGCTAATAAGCTCACTATGTTGCCAACGTGAACCGCTTTTGGCCGGTCCGAAACCGCTCGTTTTGCTTACGTTTCTAGTGGCCCAATCACGATGCAACGGCCGGCTCGAATGGCTCAACCACGCATCAGAACGCCATGGCAAGACCCGCAGCCGATTCAGACGCTGTTTGCGGTTAAACAGAGGACGCGGTGCGACCGATATATATGCCGCGCGGCCAATTTCTCTCGCAAGATATTGGATATCGCGAAGTCTTCCGGCAATGACGGCAATCCGCAGCAATTCGACCCAACCTCGCCCGCTCGCACCAAACCTAAATTTCGTCCCAACTAAGTCGCCGCCAGTCAAAATGAAAACCCTCCAGTTTTCCTAGCGTCACGACATACGCCATGCGCTCCGCATCATCGAGGCTCAAAGCTAAGTCGTACGGCACCCCGCACTTCACCAAATAGAGACAATCAACCAGTCCAGGGTGCCGGCTCAGTTTCCCGCTTGTGCCACCACACTCTCTATCGGCGGCGGTGCAATCGCCGCGGCGACCGCAGCCGCCCCATCTTCCCCAAGCCGCTCCAGTATGGCCTCAACCCCCGCCTCACCGTTTGGAAATGGCAACGGCACGCCATCAACCACTGCAACAGAGGCCGCAATGACTGCCAAGCCCATATAAGCCTCGTTCACAGAAAGCTCCGGCCCCAAGGCTTTATAAAGTCGCAACGTCTCGAAAACGCCAACCCGCCGCAAAGTCAGTGTCCGGCCAGCCTTGTCAGTAACGACCCTCTCCACTACACGCTCATCCGGGTCGAGGCGTAAAAATCAAGCCTCTGCGCAACTGGCGCATCGCCACGGTACACACCCGCGGAGGTCAGCTTGAACACCGCTCCACTGAACTGGTAGGTCGACGTCGAACCGTCCGGCTCATTCACATACTGGTACAACGTGCCGGCGGGAATCGATTGGCCATTAAAATAGGCCTGCTCGATCGCGGCAATGAAATCATCCACAACGGGCGATCCTCGATCCAGAGTAAACGTGCCGCTCCACCCTCTCGGCAGTTCGGCGCCCAGCTGCGCACCGTCCAAACAGTCCACACGCACAGACTGCGTCACCTGGTGCGCCTCAAACCCCGTCACATAAGACAGATCCACCCGCCCAAACGGCCCCATCACGACCAGCTGGCAGTCGCTGCCAACCGAAAAAGTGTTAAACGCCATCATCTGCTCCTATTCAAATGCTTGGGGTCGTCTGCTTGGTCACCTGCACCGTCTGGCCGCCCTGCACGTTCACGATGAACTTCTCGTTGATCGCCTGGTACTGTACCTGCACATCCGCTTGCACATACCCCAGCCCGGTTCGGCTGGCCGGGTTATTGGTGGTGTCGCAAACCACCGCGAATGGCAGCGAGCCATCATTGCTGCCCAGCAACCCCTGCCCCAGCAACCCATTTAAAAATGCCATCAGCGTCGCCCGAATATTTTGAAACAGCGTGCTGTTCACCAACTGACCAACATACGCGCCCATACCAGCTGACAGGGTGCTGGCGATGTAATTCGTCAGCCGCGTATAATTATCCCCATTCGTCGCGGCATTCGAACACGCATTATGGCCACCACGAACGCCCCAATACGCACCGCCGGGCTGCGGGTTGGCAATCACATCAATCCCCGCCGAAAGCAGCGCGGAAAGATCAGCGGTCGCATAAGTCGTCACCGTACTGCCGCCCGGCTGCCCAGATTTTTGCGATCCAATAACGCCATATAACGGCTTATTCAAAGACGACTGCTCGGGCGATAAGTTGGCCAAACGCCCCGCGACGAAACCTTGCGGCGAAACCAGCCTGGTAAGGGCATTCGCCTGATCATACCAGTAAATCCAATCTCCAAACATCATCTTCGCGGCATACGTATCTATGCCGGTCTCCGCCTTAACGGAAATCGCATTGGCGATGTTATCGCCGGCGGGACCGGTCAAAATCATATAGACCGCCTCAGAAAGACCAAAAGCAACCTGCGACGTCCATTGCGTCGAATCATCGGCATCCGCTAACATCGCCAACGCGCAGCCCTGCCCGCGCAGCGCAAACATGCCTTGCCGCGGCAGCGTATCACTCCCCACTAAGGACGCGGCCGTCACAGCGCCGGCACCATCGTTGCCCGGCGTGCCCGACGTAAACGGATAGCTTCCCGCGGCGGTCGACGCACCTGCGCCTGTCGTCGAAGCCACAACAAGCTGAGACGGCCCACGCAGCGCACCGTTCCCAGCGTTCACAGCGTTCGCCAAATTCGTCCAGAATGCAGTGCCACTGCCGTCTATGTTGTTGAACACCTCTGGGCTCTGCCCCGGCAAGGCCACCGTCAAACTCCACGAATTCGCAGCCGAACCCGGCGAGAGCGTCACGGTCAGCAAATTCCCCAGGCTACCAGTATAAAGTGCGGTAAACGTGATAGCACCAAGCACCACAACCGACGCAGCGCTATCCGTACCATCCGTGACCCGGACACAGCGAAAATTTGCCGCCCCTTGTTGCACGGCGGTCGCCACCTGTGTGCCCATATCATATTTACGCGCCATCACCGGACCGAATGCCGCGGCATATCCACTCATATTGCCGATAATGGTCGGCTCGCCAACCGGCCCCCAACTCGCCGTTCCAACCACCCCCAACGCATCGGTCGGCACACCATTCAACAGCAAGCTCTGTGGTGCGACAATCTGTACATACAAATCCGGCACAATCAGCGCAGTCGTGTTCAGCGCCCCTTCCGCAGAAATCGGCATCGGATCACTCCTTTTCCGCGCAGACGCGCACAACAAAACTCGCCTGCGGCCCACCTAGAATTTTTTTCACCACGGCAGCGTCCTTAATCACGTCTCCGCGCCTAAAGCCTTCAAAAGGCTTCAGGACAACCAGCTGATATATCATTCAGGAGTCCCTTTATCCGTTCAGCGTTTCCACAAAAGCGCCATTCGCCTCAAAGTTCGCTGTCCCAAACAGCATCGCCGGTTCAATCTGCGCCAGCGTCGTCGGATACTCGGCGCTATATCTCAGCGTCCGCTTGTAAAGCACCGCGTCAGCCGCCCCATCCTCGGCGTCACTTCCCACAAAGATAAGCCTCGCCATCGCTCCATCCGATAATGCGATGAATTGCGGGGCCGCCAGTGCCTCGTCGATAACCGGCGAAACCGAATCCCGAAGCAACGGTGCCGGACACCAAACCGTAATCTCAAATACTTGTTTCTGCCGCTTAATCTCCTGCAATGCATGCGCACCGGTCACAACCCGCGCGGTAAGCCTTTCCGCATTCGGCAATGTCACCGTCGAGCCTTCATATTGCACCAACAATCCTGCCTGCCGCAGGTTTGCGGTAAGATTGCTCGCCACCGTAGGCGGAGTATCACTGGCCTGCACGGCATAGGGAAACGCGAAATTATTCACAACCAGACCGGCCAGCTGCCCCAACGCGCAGGTCCCAGAAAACGCCGCGCTATTGCCCACCACACTCACGCTCAAACTCGCCGGCACACTGCTCGCCACCTGCCATTTGCGCGCAAAGCGC